AAACCTGTATTCAAAAAAGAGATGATGGTCATTTACACAAGATAACTATATCTATTTTAGATGAAGTAAAAGAAGAAGGAGATATGAAAGATAAATTTGAAAGATGGAGTATTAATTTTAAGAATATCTGTGAAGGATATTTAGAGTTTGCAGATGAAAAAGAAAAAGTAGATAAGATAGAACTAGAAATTAATAATTTAATTGATTCAATTAAATTATTAATTTCAGACAGCAGGAGAAAGGAAGTAAAATATGGATAAATATTATAATGACAACAAACATAATCCTGATATTGTTTTTTTAAAAGATCTCACCCGGGAACAGGTGGACGGGGTAAAGATAAGGAAGGAACAGGTTAAATTAATAAAGAAACAAAGAGCTTTTGGCAAAAAGAATATAGTAAATCGGGAAAGAGATGAATTTGGTCGTCTCTTACCTGGATCTGCGATTAGCAGAAAAACTACTCCAGAAAGCCGAAGAATTTTATATCAGAGATTATTTGATGTAGTAATTATCAGAAAAGATTATCTAAAAATCTGTAAAGCTTTATTGAAGAAAGCTTTACAGGGAGATATGCGGGCAATCGGTATTATAATGAATCATACTCTCCCAAAAGAAAAACCAGCTGTGAATGTAAACGAAAAAACTAATCAAATAAACTTTACTTTTCCAATTTCAAATGTAAATTTTCATGAAAAAGATAAAAAAGAAGGAAAAGAAATAAAACATATAAAAAGTAAAGAGACTGCATGACAACATATAATTATAAAAGGCCATATTTATATCCAAAGCAAGCTGAATTTGTGGATTGTAAAAAGAATTTAATTTGTGTGGAGGGCAGCACAAAATCCGGAAAGACAATTGGAGGGTTAATTTGGTTATTAGAAAAAGCATTGAAAGGAGAACCTGGATATCAGTATGCCTGGTTAGCTCCTACTTACCGGATAAGCTGTATAGCCTACGACAGAGCAAAAGAATTTTTTCGGAAACAAAATATTCAAGAAGTAAAAACCAGTAATATAGCTCAAAAATTAACTTTATTTAATGGAACAATTTTAAATTTTCTTTCTGGAGAAAAACCAGATCTACTTTATGGAGTTGACAACCAAGCATATGTTATTGATGAAGCCAGTAGAACGTCAGAAGAAGCTTTTCACGCTATGACAAGCACTACTACTTTTACTTCTGGTCCTTCTTTATTAATTAGTAATGTAACAAATAAGAGTAATTGGTTTCACAAGTTATGTAATACGGTTCGCATCGGAAAAATAAGAGATGCCGCATATTATAAAATAGTCTGGCAGGATGCGGTTGAGTCAGGAATTTTGAAAAAATCAGTAATAGAAAATAAAAAAAGAATTTTATCTAAACGAGTATTTGATTCTCTTTTTAATTGTCAGGCATATTCAGATGCTTCATCGGTTTTTGGGGTTGATTGCATTCAAGCTTGTCAAATTGAAGGATTATCTAAAGCAGTAACAGTAAATTATGGAGTCGATTTAGGCAAGACTCACGATTATACAGTAATAATAGGTCTGGATAAGGATTGTCGTGTATCTTTTTACAATCGTTTTTTGGGCAGTCATATAAAAAATATAGCAAAAATAAATGCTGTTGTTAAAAATACTCCATGCCTGGTAGATGCCACCGGGGCAGGAGATCCCATTGTAGAGATTCTGAGACAAAAATGTTCTTTGTTGAACGGTTATAAATATTCAAATACTTCAAAAGTAAATTTAATAGAAAACTTAGCGACAATGATTCAACAGCAAACTATTTATTTTCCTGCGAATGAAGAAATAATAAAGGAATTAGAATCATTCGAATCGAAGACAACAGCAACAGGATTAACTACATACTCAGCCGCAACTGGTCATGACGATATTGTGAACGCCCTGGCACTAGCCGCGTGGAAATATAAAGAACAACATAAAGTAGCTGATTTGGATTGTGTTATGATTGGAGCTGAAGACGAAGACGAAGGCTATCATGATATTGATGATTTTTGGAATTAAAATAATAAAATAAAGGTTTATTTATGATTGATAAAATATTAAATTATTTTGGATACAATAAAGAAAAAAAAGTGTCTCAATATGTCGATGCTTCTGTTTCTCTGCTCGATGGTTGGGGACAAAAAGGAAGTAAGCCTCCACCTTTTAATTACTCGGTGGCAATTAAAAAATTTACTTCCTGGGTTTTTACAGGGATAACACTAAATGCTAATGCGGCTGCCGCCACTCGACTAAAATTATTTGTCCGAAAGAAAAAAGGCATTGAAGAAAAAAATGTATGGGATGAAAGTGCATACAAACCGATTTCGAGATTTACTCAGAAATTTTTACATGGGGATCTTGAAGATAAACCATCTCCGATCGTCCTTCAAAAAGCAAATAGTTTTGGATCAGATTTTTATGAATTTGTAGATTTTAATAATCCAATACTACAATTATTAAATCAAGTAAATCCGGATATGAATGGTTTTGATCTTTTACAACTTTTGTTCGTGTATATACAATTAACTGGTAACGCATATTTGCATGTTGTTACTGATGATCAGGGTGTGCCATCGCAGCTTTATATTATGCCGTCACAGTGGACATCAATAATTACTGACAAACAAAGTTCTGAATTTCTTATCGATGGCTATTTATACGGAGCGAATCAAAACAAAATTAACTTTTTTCGGGATGAAGTAATCCATTTTAAGCTACCTAATCCATCTAGTCTTTATTATGGAAAAAGTAAAATAGAACCTATTTGGGATGCAATAAATATAAATCAATATAGTCATGATTATAAAAACTCCGTTTACAACAATCAAGGGCGACCCGATTACGTAATTTTAATCAAAAATGTGACTGATAAAACTAAAATAAACCGGTTCCAAAACAAGATGAATAATTATTTACAGGGCGCTAAAAAAGCTGGTAAAATGATAGCCGTATCAGGGGATGTTGAATTTAAGGCTTTGAACTTTCCTCCGCGAGAAGTTGCATTCGATGAGAAATTAGTTATCGAAGAAATAAGCAGTGCTTTGGGGGTTCCAGTCGACAAATTAAGACAGACCAGTCCGACACGTGCGAACAGTCAACAGGCAAACACAGGATGGGCCCGAGATTGCCTTTATCCGCTGCTTAAAATAGTTGAAGAAAAACTTAATGAAAAATTAATTCCACTTTTTGGAGCTGAAAATGATGCAATTCTGGTTTTTTCGAATCCGGTTCCGGAAGATAATGAGTTTATTTTACGAAGAAATGTTCAATTAGTCCGAACTGGGATTATGACAACAAATGAAGCTAGAAAAACACAAGGCCTGGAAGATATCGAAGCCGGAGATGCTTTAAGATACAATGGACAATCATTTGAGAAATTAGATCATGTATCACCAGGTTTTGCTCCTAAACAACTCGAAAAAATAGAAACAAAAGATATTAAAATGCCAAATATCAATGTCACTTCGCCTGATATAAAAGTAGATTTATATAATCAAAATTATATGAATGAAAAAGAAATAGAAGAAGTTAAATTAACTCCGCTTGGTAAATTTTTGGATAAGGTAGAAAATCCTTTAGACGCCAAACAGTTAGATAGTAATCCAATCATTCTATTACAAAAAGCGATATATAGTATTCTGTCAAAACAGAAAAGAAAGGTATGGGAATTATTTAAATCCGCAAAAAATATAAATAATTTAGAAATAAAAAAAGGATATTCAAAGACTAAAATAGAAACAGCTGTTAATGCTTTGAATATAGAATTTATAGAAAAGATATCTCCAGAATTAAAAAATTGTTTAATAGTTGGAGCCAAAGAAGGGTTAAAAAAAATAAAATTGAGTCCTGAAATTTTTGATGTCGCAAATCCAGAAGTAACTAAATACATAAGTAAAAAAACAATTAAATTATCTGGAGAAGTAAATAAAGTTACGGTTGAAAAGATAGGAAAGACATTGGCACAAGGAATGGAAAAGGGTGAAACTATTTCGCAACTGAGAAAAAGAATTATGGAAAATAGTGCTTTCAATGTTCAGCGAAGCGAACTTATATCAAGAGCAGAATCAGCATCAGCATATGTAAATGGCGAAAAAGAAGGGTGGAAGCAATCAGGACAAGTCAGCGGGACAAAGATATTGATTTCTCCAGGCGCTTGCGAGTTCTGCCGGGCGATTGCGAATGAGAATCGAGAAGTTCCGTTGGGAGAAAATTACTATAATAAGGGAGATAGTATTACTGGAGTAGACGGAGGAACTATGAAATTTGACCATGAAGATGTGGCAATTCCGATACATCCAAATTGTCGATGTGACGCATCACCACAACTTATTTAAATAAGGATAAATAAACATGGATAAGAAATTTAAAATTATTGAAATTAAAAAATTAAACGAAAATGATGAACGAGCTTTTGAATCTTTAATAAGCACAAATGATGTTGACGCAGAAGATGAAGTCCTTCTGCCTTCAGGCGCAAACATAAAAGAATTTGAGCAGAGACAAACTGTCTTTTATAATCACAATCACGATCTACCGATCGGAAAAGTGGTAGAAATCAAGAAAAGTTCTGAAAATATAAAAGCTAAAATACAATTGATTAAAAATCCAGAAGGAGAAACTGGAGAATTATATAATTTAGTCAGTTATATTCATAATGCTATTAAACAAAAAATCATTCGCGGAATGAGTGTTGGCTATCAGGTTTTAGAATCTAGAAATGCATCCAGATTAGATAGAACAAAATTTGGAAAAACTGTAAAAAGAATAATTAGTAAATGGAAACTAATAGAACTTTCAGTAACTCCATTACCTTCGAATACTGCTACTCTGATTACTGCTGTTAAATCAGCAGTTCAAAATAAAAAAATAGATACAAAATCAGCAAAGATTATTTATCCTGATTATGTTCAGGAAGAAGAAATTAAAAAATCTGTAGAAATAAATTTAAATCCGAAAAAAATAAATAAGGAAAAAGATATAAAAGAAAAAGTGTATATAGAATTACAAAAAAAGAAAGGAAAATTCTATTATTAAAGAGTTCTTTCCCGGTTTGTGAGTTCAGGTAAAATACTTTGAGCAAGCTACTCCAAGCTACTCATTGTGCGTTTAAAAGGAATACTTGCATGTCAGCGGTAAAAGATTAATAATAGTTTATATATTCAGGAGTTTAACTATGAAGATAAAAAATGTGAAAAAGTATGCCCAGAACTTAATTGATATAGGTAAAAGTATAGATGAAGTCAAGGTAGAAGTAAAAGATTATGTTGGCGATGAAGATATAGTAAATGAAGATGGAGAAAATGTAGAATTTGAGTTGAATGTAAAAGAAGAAAAAGAAAAAGTAAAAGTTGATTTAGAATTAGTTAAGAAAGAAGTTAAGAAACAATTAGAAGTAGAAAAAAAGACCATCAAAACTAAGATTTTTCAACCAGAAATTGAAGACGAAAATAAGATAATTGTTCCTGCTGAATGTAAGTCACTCGGGAAGTTAAAAGTATTTACTGATGAAGCAGAAGCATATAAATGTGGTCGTTGGTTTTTCAGCCAATTAGGTCATCAGAAGTCAATCGATTGGTGTAACGAACATGGAGTTGCTATCGATACCAAAGCAACTCACGTTGAAGGAACAGACATTCTTGGTGGACATTTAGTGCCCCAGGAAATGAGTTCAAAAATCATCGAATTGATCGATACTTTTGGAGTATTTAAGGCCCACTGTCATGTCGAACAGATGACCAGACTTCAGAAGGATACTAATTATCTGAGCCGACAGGTTGAAATGACGTTTACTGATGAAGCGACACAAAAAAATGAAGACGAAAAAAACTGGGGACAATTGCATTTAATCGCCAAAAAATGTGCAGTTATTTGTAAGGTCTCTGAAGAGCTGGAAGAAGATTCCATAGTTTCCGTAATTGATTCTCTGGCACTTAATATTGCTCGAGCTGCTGCCTATAGGGTAGACCATTGCGGTTTCCAGGGAACAGGTGTAGCTGATGGACAAAATGGCGCAATAACCGGATTATGCACGGTTCTGCCCGGTACAAATAATGTAATGATGGCTTCTGCTCAAAAGACGAACTCAATTCCAATTACAGATGTAACAAATTTGATGAGTATGTTACCGGAATACGCTGAGTCAAGGGCTGCGTTCTATTGTAGTAAATATTTCTACAATCGAGTTATGACCAGGCTGTGTGCTAGTGTTGGCGGTACAAATTGGATCCAATTAGAAAATGGACATATTCGTCCAAGTTTTATGGGATACCCAATTTACGCGACATCAGTCATGCCAGGAGCACAAACGGACAAACACGACAACGAAGAAGACCCTAGTTTTATCGAAATTGTTCTTTTGTATGGAGATCTGAGCATGTCCAGTATTCTTGGACTGCGAAAAGAACTAGAAATTAAGATAAGCGATACGGCTGGAACTTCATTCCAAAATGATGAAATTTGGATAAGAGCACGAATGAGATTTGATATTCAGCATGTTATTCAAAGTGTTAATCCAGATGGTACCGGAATGAATTTAATCGGACCTATAGTTGCACTGGAAATGTAGAAAACTTTTATAGTGCCAGAATTATTTCTGGCACTATATTTTATTTTTTTAAGGGAGATAAATATGAGAATAAAAATGAATTGTGATTACCAGTTATTGACAAAAAATAAAGAATATGATGTAGATAAACCTTATGCAGATTTGCTTATTGAAAGTGGCGTAGCTGTATCTACTGAAATAAAAAAAAAGAAAAAGAAAAAATTTATTCCTGAAAATAAAATGATAAAAGAAGATACAATTAATCTTAAATCTGAAAAATAAAATAACATAACATATAAATAGGATTAAATACTACTATGACTAATTCTAATAATAAATTTATGAATACAATATTAAGCGGAACAATAATAATTCTGATAGCGTTATTCAGTTACTTAAATAGTAGTAAAGTAAGTAAAGACGTATTTGAACTGAATAGAGAGTGGACGTCTTCTCAGTTTTCAGAAATCAAAAGCAGTTTGCAGCAATTAAATATCAAAATTGATAAACTCTTGGAGAAAGACTAATGGATTTGTGTGATCTCAATCAAATTTATTTATATCTACAAAAAACTGATGGATATAGTCCAAGTGCGGAAACCTCAGAAGATGAACTTTTTCAGATGTTGATAAGTGCTGTAACAAAAAAGATAGAAAATATCTGTGATAGAAATTTTGAGAAAAGTTCATATATTGAATACCAGAGTGGATTTGATACAAATTTTATAAATCTAGATCAGTTTCCAATAAATAATATTACAAGGATAGACATCATGCAAAGTTGGGATACGGTTGGATCAGAAGTTACTATTTATGATATCGATTATGATTCAGGTGCTATTTATAGTCAGACAGTTTTTCCTACTGGCGAGAGAAATATAAAAATAGAATATAATGCTGGTTATGATTTTGATTCAATTCCTGAAGATCTGAATTTAATTTGTGTGAAAGAAGTTGTGAATGAAAAAAATAGAACCAAAAGGCGGGGGAATTTTAAGTCAGAGAAATTAGGAGCTTATTCATATACTGTCAGTGATATTGCAGAACAAAATCTCAAAAACAATTTATTACGAGCAAATTATATAAGTCTTTAATATTATGTATTTAACTGATAAAATTAGTGTTCAA